AATCCTCAGTTTCTATAGGTGCTAATGGAAAACCATCACTATCTATAGGATATAAATTCGGATCAAATAACGACGTATCTACAATTGTACTTGATGTGAAAGCTGTGTATGTTACTCCGTAAATTTTGAAAGTTGTTCCAGAAAGTGGGATTGTAATAGTCTCAGAATATGAACCTCCAGATATTTGAGTTAACTGACTATAGAAATTATTCATATCTATTCTGTTGTCCGAAACATAAACAAATTCATTAAAATCTAATATAGCGTCAGGAACTCCAACATACCTCAAAAGAAACTCAACCGCTTTCCGTGTTCCTTTTGATTTGTATAAATAAGCCGAATTAAGTATTAAATTTCTGTAAAATTGTTGGTTGATCTCATTGTCCGTATATTCTCGTGAAAATCCATCATATTGAGGTGTACCTGTCGATGATAATACAGAATTTAAATAATTTTGGGTTAAATTCGGTGATATATTTATGCCCCAACCCAATGTTAGAGCAATATATTTAAGTAATTCATCGGGTACAGTATTTCCACCTTCGTAAGTAACATTGGTCATATCAGATAAAGCACTGATGTATAACTTTATTTGATCAAAACTTCTTCCGTATATTTGTAAAATTTTATGTACTTTGTGATCTTGAGTATCAAATTCAACAAAAGCATTCGTGGTTAAGAATCTTACAATTAAATTTGTTTTAAACTCATCATACGTCTCACCAACTTCGTTGATGCTAACCAAATAATCATCAAAATTATTTGTTCTTATATCTAAATTCCATTGACCATCCAATGGGAATGTGATATTTTTTGTTTGTATCGAAGCTACACCATTGTCTCCCTCAACTGGTATTGTAAAACTTGCGGTATATTTTGGTATTGTTAATCTATTAAGTAAAAAACCTTCAACTTCATTAAAATTTTCTGTGAAAACTTTTTCACAAACCATATCATTTGGTCTTACCAATAAATCATCAATAGTTGTGTTACCAGTAAAAGGTTTACCATAAACAGTCAACTGAATATAATTTTCGTTTATTGACGAAGTTGGGACAAAGTTAAAAAGTTTATATTCCTCAAGATTAACATATAAACTGTAATCTCTAAATCTATTTGTCAAATCTCTGAGTGGTGATATTTCACTTTCTCTTGTTTGTAAATTTATTTTTGAATTTATAGTGTAATCAATACCAAACGGATTTTGTATTTTACTAACTGGTATTTTGAATGTTGTTAGATCAGATATTAAATCATATGTTATATCATACGCAGTATTACCTGTTATTAGATTTAAATTAAAAAAATTAATCTGCAATCCTGCTGGAAAAAAATTAATAATCTTTTGTATTGAAACTTCAAATCTTTTTTGTAAAGAACCATAAAGTGTAAAATTTGTGACCAGTGATAGATCAATATTAGGATATACCCTAAACTCTTTAGCTTGTAATTCTCTAGATTGTTGAACTGATTCAATATTAAGTGTGTCTAAGGATATCGGATCCCCAAATACTCCGATGTTGAATCTACGATTATTTTTTTCAGATAATGATACATCAAACTCAAAATTTCCCTGTGTCAGTCCACCGCCTCTGATAGTTTGTAGTCCTACAATATTATCAAATACAGTGTCAGCTCCAGATGCACCATTAGTTTTGAAAAATCTTTTAGCCATTTAATTATTGTTGCGTGATTGTTTGAAATGATTTACTGAAATCAATATTATCTCCTCTACTTTCTTTCACTTCGTATAATAAGTTATTGAAATCATCTTTAATTTCATACAAATTGAATTGTTGATAGATATTATTTTGAGGGTCGTATATTGTATAGATTCCATCCTGCAGTGATTTTGTTTGATTACCATAGAAAGCAATGTTCAAAGTTTCTAAATCATATTGTGTAATTTGAACTTCTACTGTAATTGGGTTAAAAAATGTATTGGATAAAATTATTTGTTGTCCAGGTTGACCTATGAATGGTGTGGCGTTTGGGTTATTACTCGGTGAACTACTTGGTGACAATGTACAAAACACTAAATTTGTCTGTCCTTCGGTATATCTATATCGTATTGTTTTCTGAGAAGTATTTGTTAGGTTTTGTACGATTGCTTCACAAAAAAAATTGGATGTTACAATTCTGAAAAAATTAGGAATCTTAGTTCCATTACTATCTAAATACTCAATACGAAAACCAACCAACCCTTGAGCTTGGAATTTATTTACATACTGACTAGGCACATTTGAAAGATCAATTATAATACCTTTAACATTTGGTAATGCTGAAAGAACATTACAATCAGTGATTGTAGTTCTAATTTGAGCGGGTCTTAAATATAATGTATAAATACCCAACTCTGTGAAGGTTTCTGCAGGTAGTCTTAAGTTATAAAGACCACCCAATATTTCATTTGTGTTACCCCCAGTTTGATTGTTGTTAAAATAAGGTCTTAAAATTTGTGTGGCATCCAATTTTGTCAACACAAAATCATTTGTTACATCTCTAGACGGTGTATAGTTAAGTAAGATTTCAACATCTTCGGGTGAACAATCCGCTGGTCTTATTGTTCCGTATGTTCCTATTGCCATTTTTTTTAAATTTTTTGTGTTTTTTTATAAATATCAAAATTCTGTTTTATACACCTTCAAAAAATCCATAACCATAAGTTTCTAAATCTCTTAAATTGTCAACTTCACCAATTCTTTGTACTCTTTCTAATACCGAATTTTTACCACGATCGATAAAAATATTTGATTGAACTTGTGGTTCGGATACCACATTTAAAAGTGCTTCATTTTTATAAATCGGTTCACACACTAAATCTTGACTAGTTAAACCACTGGATTGTAAAAAATAAATTGTAGTTCCATCATTGTAATCATAATATTCAATATCTTGAATAGTATATGCTGTGTATGTAAGATTAATTTCTGTAATAATTCCATAATCGATTCCATTTTTTTTAATAGGAAACAATAATTGAAACTGATTTGCGCCATAATTTGACAACTCATTCAATCTGGACGAAGTTATCCCACTTACATTGAAAGGTAAAGTAACATAAGGATTATTCTCATATCCTTGTATATCACATTCTGAATCCCCACTAAAAATAAAATTGTATGAGATAGGTGTACCTGTCCAAGTTCCAACAATTGGTGTAAAAAATGCTTCACCTTGTGGATTCAAAATTTGAACATTTGTAAAAGGTGTTTGTATATTTTTAGAAATTGTGGTATTACCCCAAGGATTACGTTGTAACATTGTAATAGTGTAAGCACTCATTACCTGTGGGTAATCGTGATAAATGGAATTTGGACTATAACTATTAATAACTTGTTGTGGTGTACCATCACCCCAATCTATAAAATAACTAGATAACGATAGAAAATTATTAAAAGAAATTTCTGAGGTGTTATACACATACCACCTATATGGATTCATAGTCGTTGAAGAAAAAATAAAGTTGTTTACAACGTCTAATTGTGATATAGCACCATCAAATATTGAATAATACCCAACATCAATTGTGTTTTGTAATAAAAGAATTGGAAACGTAAACCCCGTAAATAATGAAGTATTGTTTTGTCCACCTTGCAACATTTGGGTCATTCCAGAATATACACCATATGTCTTACCTGACACTGTAACATCACTGATGTTTGTCAATAAAACTTCAGGTGAAATTATAATTTGAATTGTTTGACTTTCCATATTAAGTTGGATTTACATATTCATACCATTTTATTGGGTTTGTTGTTGTTCCAAATCTTGTACCACCAAGAGTGTCAAATACCTCGTATTTTTGTGTTGAATAATTCAAATCAACTCGATAATAAAAATAATCTACAGAACTAAAATTGAATGGATTGGAAGTATTAGTTAATGATGCTTGGGATCTATTCATCATTTTAATGAACTGACCAGTCTCTCCATTAAAAAATTTAGCTGACATATAAAATGTATTAATATCTAAGAAATCACGTTTTTTTAACCAATAAATAAAAAACCCCTCTTTATCACCAATGTAGTCCAAACGATAAGATGGTCTTTTTATCGCAATTTGACTTTGATTCCCAACCCCTGTTTGTACAACTTGATCTAACCCCTGATGTGTTGGTAAGATTATTGTAATATAATTTTTTTGTTCCAAAGGATTTTGCTTGTCGTATAAATCAAGTTTCCAAAAAGACTTTTTAAAATTACTTTCTTGATAAAAAATTTGTTTTTGAGTAAACTTGGGTGTATATGAATTGACCCAGGTACCAGGTAGAGTTAAATTATTTGTAGGTGTGGGATCATACAAATAGTAATCGTAATTTATTGATGTTTCTATTTTGGTCGTGAAATACGACGCATGATCAAACCTATTAACTTCAAAGTCCTGACCACTATTCAATATTTGGTCTAATACTGTTTCTTCAAATTCGTTTATACTATCTTGTTGTCCATAAAAATCCCAAGTCAACTCTATAGGAATGTTAATTTCAATAAAATTGTTGTTAAGTTTAATTTGTTTTCTATTCACAGGGATCTATTAATGGTTCAATCGTTATTTGATAATAATCCAAAATATTAAATGATGTTTCATTGTTAAATAATTTGAATATTATATTTGTAAAAGGATAATGTGTTTCATTCATAAAAGGATAATTCACACCCCTCCCACCATCGTCTATAAATCCATATGGGTATAAGTCTCTCCACATCCACATATTTTGATTTGTTGAAAAGAATGAATAATTGGGAACTATATTGACGTTGTCATTCGAAGCCGTTTCTATGTAATCTGAAAAAACTTTGAGTGTGATCGGATGATGTACTTGATAAAAGTATCCTTTCGGCATTAATTGGTTTGTTGTTGTATCAGTTGTAAATAATGATTGATTATAAGTTATTTTGTGTGTGTAAAACGAAATTACTCTTTCCAATTGTTCATATTGATTGTACTCACAAAAATCCCCATAATATGTGTCACCAGAATTTTTCGGTAAATTAACTAAAAATGTGTATGGCGCTAAAGGAGTTAAATTACCTCTATTGATTTGTGTATATGTTACTGTACTTACATCTTCCGTTCCTAAAGTGTTGGGTAGTGAATACCAATTTGAAGTACTTCCAACATTAAAATCCCACCCCCTTTGTAATTTGTTGTGCCACCCATAATATCCAACCCATTGAATTGTTGCAAATAATTGAGTTAATGGTTTTTTATTATTATCTAATATGTCCCTTAATTCTATGTCTCTTTGGAATGTTACATTGTAACTAGAGGCACTTTGATATTTAACAACACTTGCTGTCTTATTTGGTGTTAATCCAGATAATTGATAAAATGTTTTATCTGGAAACAAATTAGATTCAAATCCATTCTTAGTTAATATAGTATCAGTATCAGTTGTAATAATTTTGTGATGTCGAATGTAATATTCTGAAATTGTTTCACCCGAATTCAAAATATCTGTTATTTTTTTAAAAGTACCTACCGCACCAGTATAAAAAGTTGTACCAGTATAACCTATATTGTCTAAATTAAAAATATACTCGTCCGAACCATATGTATTATTACCTAAACTATCAACTTGAAATATATTCGAACCATTATAGTTAAATGTTGGACTGAGTAATACATAATCTGAAACCGATAACCCATGTTTCATTGGACATATGAATTGTAGATTAGGTAAACCATTGTCCGTACCTTGTGTTATTTGAAATGGTATTCCATCACCAGATAACCAACTAATCTGCGAACCATCAGGAAACGAATAGGACATTGGAACATTATACAAATTCTCAAAAGGATATGAAATTCTCAACGACCAATTATACGTTGAAGCACTTTGTGTTACAAACCCACCAAATTGTGTTCCCCTTAATTGTGGATTGTTAATATCCGTTCTAATAAACTCAAATTCTTGATATGATGGTAAACCAGTCCATTGTCCTGTAAAAATCGATTGTTGAGGATTTGTATAGTATAAAGAATTTTGATAATTTCCATAGGATGGTGTTGGACAATATCCCTGAATATTATTATCATAAATGTATGATAATTTGATAATTGGTCGGAAGGTTACAGATTTTTGTCTTTCTGAATCAAAAACATTTGCCAAATTGACATTGTTTGTTTTATCAAATTCTACGATGTCCGATTGAACCTGATTCAGTTGTATCGTTACGTTTGAATCTGAAGATGGTGCTGAGGCGCTAGTAAGTTCAGGTTTTACAATTAAAATTTGATCAACACTCATATTATTCTGATGGTACGTACCTTTGTCTAAATTTATCCATCGCGGTGGAACCATTATGAATACCAAAATAAAAATACCAAGGCCCAGTATTCAATTTTGATATATTATTAAACCCTGAAAATAAATTTGGGTCTGGATTTCCATTATTATCAGCTTGATATAAAAACCCAGGTAAATATTGAATTTGTT